ATTCCCGCGTAGGCGGGAATCCAGAAGTTTGAAGTCGCAGCAGCCTTGAAATATTCCTGAAATGTCGAGGTCTGGATTCCCACCTGCGCGGGAATGATGGCGGTAGGTTAGCTTCCATGCTTAAGAGGGGCGACTGTATCTACGGTTTAGGTTAGTGGATTACTTTTTTAAGTCAATCCAATGATTATGATTAATTTAGAGAAAAATAATGGAACGAACATACAAGAAGATAGACATGGAAACCGCAGTATCCATGTTGGAAGAGCATCATTTGTGGCTCTTAAGTGGTGGCAGAGAAGGTAAACAAGCTGTTTTTACGGGATATGATTTAAGCGGTCTAGATTCAGATTATGCAGAGGCAAGATATGTAGTTCCTCCTTTTTGGGAGAAAAATCTTTCGAAAATAAATTTGAGTTATTCAAATTTGAGTGGATTGAGCTTTAGGGAAGTAAATCTGAGTCAAGCTGATTTTCGCGGTGCAAATTTAAAAAATACCCATTTTTATTGGGCAAATTTATTTGAAGCAGATTTCAGCGGGGCGGATATTAGTGAGGCAAATATTGAGGAAAGCTCTCTGGTTCAAGCAAATTTGACGAAAGCAAATCTTTTTAAAACAGACATAGCCTATTCATATCTCAAAGATGCAAACCTTCAAGATACGAACTGTCAAGAAACGAATTTCCGGAGTACACAATTGCAAGGGGCAAACTTGCACGGGGCTAATTTTTATGGTGCAAACTTTTTGGGCGCAACCATAGAAGAAAATCAATTAACTCATATCAGATTTGCAAAAAATATTGAGTTTTTCCTTGCTGGGGCAAACTGTGGGGGACTGTTAGTTTTTGCACAAATAATAAGTAATATAAAAAAACGCCGAAATCTTGGAAAGACGTGGATTTCGGCGTTTTTTGCGTTTGAAAAAAGTTGCATCAGCTTTTTCACAAAACCGCGCGGGAATGCGCGGTTTTTTGTTGAAAGCTGTCGGGTTTTGATAGGTTTTTAAACGGGTTTTAAGAGGTTTTTAAAATCAGTTCACGGAGCGGCCGAACCATTCGACGCGGCCGATGATGGCGATGTCGTCGTCTGTATGGCTTAGGTCTATTTCAAAGGGGGCGTAATGTGGGTTGGCTGATGTTACCAATAGCTTGCCCGGCATACGTTGTACGCGTTTGACGAAAAGGTCGTTGCCTATGCGTAGGACGTACAGGCCGTCGCGTGGCTCGGTTTCGGCGTGGTTGATTAGGATGTTGTCGCCGTGGTTGAGGATGCCTTCCATGCTGTCGCCTTTAACGGCGATTACAGAAAGCTTGTCTGTCTGCCGGGTAACGTAGTTTTCTATCCAGTATCTCCGGAAAGCCATGCAGAATAATGGTTTTTCATCATTCACTGCTTGTCCATGCCCTGCTGCTGCTTCGACGCTGTATCGTGGGATAAAGACAAACTCACGCAAATCGACGGGGTTGCCGAGCGTATCGACCGCGCCTGCGCCGCTATCTGATACGGGAAAGGCTCCGGCATTCTCAGGACGGGCGCGGTCAAGGTATGGCACGCCCTTGCCTGTCAGCAACCAGTTGAGGTCGCAGCCTGTAACGTCTTGAATTTTTATGAGTGTTTCGGCTTTAGGCAGTCCATCTTTTGCGAATACCTTATTAAGTCCCATGTAGGACATATCTATCTTGGAGGCTATTTCTTCCAACGTCGAATCAGGCCATAAAAGCTGAAGTCTGCTTTTAAAAGTCATGTGTTTCTCTCTAACAAAAAGACTAACCAAAAAACCTTCCCTTTTGGTTAGAAATAATCTTAATCAAAAACAAAAGTTTATAAAATAAGTTCCTTTTGTTTGTAAATTTACTAACCAAAAGGGTTTACAACTATCCTTTTAGTTAGTATTATTCGTTTCACTAAGTCAAACGACTTAGCAAGCAAACCCAAAAGGAAGACTTATGAAAACCCAAAAAGAAAGACTAATAGAAAAAATCGAAAATGCGGAAAGCAGAAAACAAGATTGGCATCGTGCAGAAATTGTCGCAGCAGTTCGCAAACGAGGGAAAACAATTACTGCTCTATCAATCGAATCCGGATTGAGCGCGAATACATTAAAAAGCGCGTTGCAGTTTAAATATCCAAAAGGCGAACGGATTATTTCAGACTTTCTCGGCGTACCACCTCAAGAGATTTGGCCTAGCCGTTATCCCGAACAGGTTTAAATTACTCGAAAGAGTAAACAAAAGTTTATATCAGGAGCTGTAAATGAGCAACACCATATCGCTAGAGGAGCTGAAAAATTTAAGTTTGCCAAATCTGCCAAAAAATATCGAAAGCATTAGATACCGAGCCAAGACGCAAGGCTGGCCGTACATCGAAGAAGTTGGCAAAGCACGCGGAGGTCGTCTGAAAAAATATGTGATTGCCTCTCTCCCCGCCGAAATCCGAGCTGCAATCATGAAACGTCAGGCAGACGAACTAGCGGAGAGTATGCCGAAAGCCCTGCCCCAAATCAGACAGGAGACGGCGATGTCGCCTCAGGTCTTGGCGGAAGCGGCAAAGCGGCTGAACGAGAAACAAAGGTCGGTGGCAGATGCGCGATGTGCGGTGGTGGCGGCAGTGTTGGGTATCAAATATCAATACGGTTGCTCTGCCAAGGTTGCGGTGGCTCAGTTTTTGAGGCTGCTGGCGGAGGGTAAGTTGGACGAGGTTACGCTCGGCAACTTGGAAAAGGCAAATGACCGCAGTCGGTCGGCAAAGGTTGGCGAACGTACTTTAGACGGCTGGATATCTGCTTATTTGAAAGCGGAAAACGCGACGGAGCGGTTGGTCTCTTTGGCTCCGAAGGTAACTAAGGCGATTAAGCCGATTGAGAGCTACGGTTGGTTGCCGACATTTATGCAGTTTCACAATATTCCGTCCGCGCCAAAATTGGCACACAGCTACCGCCGATTTGTGCAGTGGGCTGAAGCGGAAAATATGCCGGTTAACGATGTGCCTAACTTGAGTATGGTGCGGCGCGTTTGGGAAAAGCTCCCGCTGATTATGCAGGAGCGCGGCAGGAAAACGGGGGCGGCTTATAAATCGCTGCTGCCTTATGTGAAACGTGATTGGGGGGCTTTGAAGCCGAACGATGTTTGGATCGGCGACGGCCACAGCTTTAAGGCGAAGGTGGCGCACCCTGTACACGGCAGACCGTTTAAGCCTGAAGTGACGGTGATTATTGATGGTTGTACGCGGTTTGTGGTGGGATTTTCGGTGTCGTTGGCTGAAAGTTGTGTGGCGGTTTCGGACGCTCTGCGTATCGGGGTCAAGCACTTTGGTTTGCCGATTATCTACTACTCGGATAACGGCGGCGGACAAACCGGCAAGACGATAGACCATGAAATCACGGGTATTACGTCCCGATTGGGTATCCGCCATGAAACGGGTATCGCGGGCAACCCGCAAGGTCGAGGCATCATCGAGCGATGGTGGAAAGACAATCTGATTGAGATGGCGCGCCAGTATGAGACGTTTGCGGGTGCGGGAATGGACAGCAGCACGAAGAATCTGATGTACCGCAAGATGGAAAGTGCGTTTAACGCCTTGGGAAAAGGCAAGGGTTTAACGGAGGAACAGCAAAAATATTTGAAAAAACTGCCGAGCTGGTCGCGTTTTATCGCGGATGTGGTCAAGTGTATCGACGAATACAACAACCGCCCGCACGGGGAACTGCCCCGCCATCCGGACGGCGGGCATTATACGCCGAAGGCTTATCGGGAAATGAGGCTGGAACAGGACGGGATTGCGCCGGATATGTTGTCGGCAGAGGAGCTGGCGACAATGTTTATGCCGCAAGAGGTGCGAAAGGTACAGCGCGGTTGGCTGGATTTGTTCAACAACTCTTATTTTTCGGTCGAGCTGGCGGAGTATCACAAAGACGAGGTACGGGTCAGCTACGATTTGGATGATGCGTCGGTGGTCAATGTGTTTGATATGGACGGCAAGTTCATCACGAAGGCACAAGTCAACGGCAATAGCCGCGAGGCTTTCCCGATGGCTCGTATCGACCAACTGGCGGAAAAACGCCGAAAAGGCAAAATCAAGCGGGCGGAAAATGCAATCAAGCTCGCGAATGCGGAAGTCAATCCGGCACTGGAACAGGCGGCAGCTTGGGACGAGCTGGGACATTTGGGCGGAAACGTCATCAAGGCGGAGTATGCGGTATTGCCGAAAACGGGAACAGACGACGAGATTGTCTTGTTTGAGGCGGATATGTAGTTAAAACATTTTTAAAACATCTTTAATAAGGAAAACATCATGAAAAACACGGTCAACAAAGCATTGCAACAAAAACTGGCTGAATTTAAAGCCAAATCAGGGATGAATCAGACGATGCTTGCACGCGGTATCGGGGTATCTCCGGCATCTATCAGTATGTACCTGAATGATACCTACGCAGCAAAAGGCGGCAAATATGAAACCATCGAGCCGAAAATCGAAGCGTTTTTAGAGGTGCAGGAAAGTAAGGCGCAACGCGAAGAGCTGGTGTTGGGGTTTGTATCGACTAAAACGACCCGCCGAATCTCTGAAGTGATGCGCGACGCACACGAGGCGGGCGACACGGTCGTTATCTACGGTCAAGCGGGTTTGGGCAAGACTCAGGCGGTCAAAAACTACTGCGAAAAGAATCCCGCCGCCATCCTGATTGAGGCTAATCCTAGCTTTACGGCACTTGTCCTGATGCGCAAGCTGGCGGCAGCGGCGAAGGTCTCAACGGTCGGCAGCCTGAATGATTTGTTTGAGTCTGTATCTGACCGCCTGCGCGATTCTGGTCGTCTGATTGTGGTCGATGAGGCGGAAAACCTGCCATTACGCGCCCTTGAGATTATCCGCCGATTGCACGATGACACGGGCTGCGGTTTGGTTTTAAGCGGTATGCCGCGATTGGTGGCGAATCTGCGCGGTAAGCATGGCGAGTTGGTGCAACTTTATAGCCGAGTGTCGGTTGCGCTGAATTTGGGCGACTCGATGCCGGATGACGAATTGGAAGAAATTGCCAGAGCGGCGATGCCTGAAGCGGATGATGCGACGATTGCGGAACTGGTCAAACAAAGCAACGGAAATACGCGACGGATGAGCAAGTTGATGTGCGGTGCGGTACGAACGGCGAACAAAAACGGCATCAAAATGCAATCGGGCATCATCAAAAAATACTCGACATTGATTATCCGATAGGTCGTCTGAAACGGTAAGTCTTTGACAGGGCTATATATTTTTTTACCCTATGATTTTAATAAGTTATTGTTTTTAAAGGAAAACGCAGATGCAAGTTTTGAAGAAAGTTGATTGGAAGATGTTCGTGGCGCCACGTTTTTGGCGGTATGTGCCGGTCGGAATGGTGGTCGGGGTGTGGTGTTTTGTGGCGGGGATGGCGTTGTATGGCTGCACCCAAGAACCTGAACCGATTGCGAAAGAGCCGACTAAGGTCGAGAAGATGGAAAGACAGGCGGATTTGGAAGTTTTGAAAACGGAACGTGCCTACGAGGCAATGAGTGTGGAGCAGAAGATGGAAGGAGTGGTTTATGAATAAGTTCAGACGTCCAAAACGGGGACTGAACCGAATCAAGAAATTGGCGTTGAAACGGGCAGTCGAGGAAATCCGCGCCAAGTACGGCGAACGGGCGATTGTGAAGGGATGGCGCGAGCCAGAAGGGAAGTAAAAATGATGGAAATTTGGATGATTTGGATGATTTTGGGGACTGCGCTGGGCGCAGTGATCGGGATGTTTATCTACGCGGAAGGCATCTTGCTTGAAAACGAGCGTCTGCGCGGGATTTTGAGAGTGGAAGTTGCGGCGCGAGAGGTGTTGGAGGCATGGATGGACGCGGCATACCGCAGCCGGAAAGGGAGTGGGAAATGAGCTACCGACGACGCAATACGGACTGGCAGGCATGGGGACAACACCGCCGGCGCGCCACGAAGTTTATGGTGAAGCGAAACCGCGAACAGGCAATCGCCGAATATCAGGCGCAGTTTGAAGATAAGGACGGCAAAGGTCGTCTGAAAACGGAATCTGAATTGGATAAGGAAAATGGCAATGGATAAAAAAAACGTCTTGGAAAAAATTAAGAAATGCCTGGCTTTAAGTAAATCAGGAAATGAGTATGAAGCTGCACAGGCGATGAAACAGGCACAGGCACTGATGAAAAAATATGAAGTTGACGCTGTTGATGTTGCCTTGTCGGAAGTCTCCGAAAAAGGAGGTGATCGGCAAATGGCTTCTAAATTAGCAATGTGGCAATGGAACGTTGCAAATATGGTTGCAGATATATTTGGTTGCAAATCTTACAAGCTCAGGAAAACGATGATGTTTTACGGCTTGGGTAATCGAGCCGAAATCGCAGCCTATGCCTTTGATGTGGTCTATCGACAGATTTCCGTCGCCCGCCGTGAATTTTTAAAAGCCTGCCGAGCAAGAAAGCCTGCGAATCGGACTTATCTTGCCGACAAATTCTGCGAAGGATGGCTGGTAGGTGCTTGGAACAAGGTCAAGAAATTTGAAATGTCTAA